TCATGTCACAGCGTGGCAAATCTTATGGAGATGCGAATGAGTTATATGAAAATTTTGCAATGCGAATCAATTTAGTTTTACAAAAAAAGCTAAAAGCAAAAGTTTTACCCTCAGAAGCTGCAAGAATTATGCAAGAGGGAAAGAGTGCCAGGTGGGATACTGGGGGATATAAAAGAGACCACAGTATAGACGGTGGGAATTACTACTTTATTGCTGGAGCGTTGCATGAAAATGAGGGTTGACAACGAAATGACGGTCGATAGAATTGCCAAAGGCAAAGACGAACAGCTAGCTGTACAACTAGCTTTACAGACAGCATTACAAAATGCTTTAGCAACGATACAGTTAAAAGATAGTAATATTATTAATAAACCTTCTGAAGCTAGCTATGCAGCTAGCTATACAGCTAGACCTAAAAATATTAAAGATCTTGTTGGTAAGACAGCTAAAAATTTTAATATTAATTATAGAAAATCAATTGATAGTAGAAGAGAAGACGAATACAAGCACCGTCTTGATAGAGTGCTTAGAATTATAAAACCGTGGTATTCTGAAGATGGATACATGGATATTCTCAGAAGCTTACAAAAAGCTAGTCAGTTTGAAAAAATAGATTTTATTATGAATATGGAGAAAGCTGTTGCTAAGCGTAGAAAAGCTACATGATCTCTTTTTAGAAGCTGCTGAGACAGATAGACGAATGCCTCCAGCTGTTCGTAAAGCTAAGATGGCTTCATGGGTAGAGTATCCTATGGACTGGCACGGTTATGGATGGACACAACAAGGCGTTACACATTTAAAACCTACGTCACAGCAAATTGATAACTTTGATAAAGCATTAGCTCTTACGTTTAAGATGCCAGAGCTTGATAGAAAGATTGTATGGGCTGTAGCTCACTCAGCAGCGTTTAGAGATAGAGGAGCCAAGTGGACACAGATTGCCAGGTTGTTATCGTTGAATGATCCAAGGATTGTTAAGAGAAGATACCAGGATGCATTGATTGAATTATTTTATAAACAATGACGAATGTCCTTAAATTTGGTAGTCTTATTGTATGATTGGACTACATATAGTTTTTTTCATTTAAATCCTCCCCTTTGTTTAGGTATTGCAAGCTAGGTCTCAACTCCCTGGCTTGCAAACCAATTGGAAAGATATGGCTAAATTAGTTACGAAGAAAATGATGCAGTCTATTGCAGATAGATTAGCTATGGGTGAAAGCTTGCTTACTATTTGTAAGGATCCAGCTTTGCCTGAGTACAGAACTATTAGTAGAGCTGTAGCAGCTGACGATGATTTGTATGAGATATATCGTAGAGGTAGAGTTCTCCAGGCTGAGTATTATGCAGATCATATTAATGATCTAGCTGTCATGCCATTGCCAACTGGTGACGGTGTAGATACTAGATTGTTGAATGCTGAAGTACAGCGAAGACGGTTAGAGATTGATACGCTTAAATGGACGTTTGCAAGAATACAGCCGTATGGTCTTAGAGATAAGAAGGAAGATGCTAATGTTAATAATGGTAGCATTACGCTTAGTTGGAACCAGGGCGAAGTCACAGTAGATGGCTGAGTTCAGTAAGAAAGAATTATCATTGCTAAAGTATCATAGAGATAACTTAAAGAATGAAACATACCTGGATGATAAACAAGGTCTAACAACTATAAACATAACTGGCGTAACTGGTGATGATGGTAAGATATACAATGTACCAGGTTATGCTAATGGTAAAAGATTAACAGATACACAGTCTAGAGCTAGAGCAGCTAAGATAGGGTTCAATAAGTTTCCAGCTTATGAGACTGGCAAGGCTAGTAATGTAGCAGCAAGAAAGCTTCATGAAGTTATAGAAGAGGACGGCATGAAGTTTATGTCAGCTATGAAAAGAAATAAGCGTGGACTGGATAAGTCAACGTAATGGGTAAGCTAGGTGAGTATGATAGCAATGCTAAGCCCAGATCAGTCTATCAAAGGAAGTATTCAGCAGCTCATAGAGATGACAATGCAGCTAGGAAGAGAGCTAGACGTAAGCTTGAGAGTGAAGGAAAGGTTAAGCCATTTGATGGTAAGGACGTAGATCATTCTAATGGCAACCCAAAGGATAACAAGAGAAGTAACTTGAGTGTGATGAGTAGGAGTAGGAATAGGTCTAAGCATTAGATGTATATATATATAAGATCCAGTCTGTCTTAGCTACACGCGCGAGGCAGCCAGGTAAATCTTTTCGCTTTCATTAGGCGGTAACCTGGAGATCTGAATCTCAAGCTATGTATAGTCTAGCCGCTGCTGTAGAAATATTTGGGTACAGACTGGGTACATTTTTTATGACGTTTTCCTGGAGCGACTACCCTATACCCCCAAAACACCTGGCGCCGCTCTGTAACGTATATATACTATCTTAGGAGTTTCTTACACTCATGCACATCGTCATTCCTTATACGCCACGATCTCTGCAAGCTAAGATCCATGATGACCTAAACAAGCATAGATGGGGCGTCATTGTCTGTCATCGTAGAATGGGTAAGACGGTGATGGCTATAAATCACTTGTTGAGAAGTGCTATTTTATGTGAGAAGCCTAATCCAAGGTATGCATATCTAGCGCCCACTTATAGGCAGGCTAAAGCAGTTGCCTGGGATTATTTGAAGCAGTTTGCTGAGAAGATACCCACCGCTAAGTTTCATGAGACTGAGCTTAGATGTGATCTGCCTAATGGAGCTAGGATAAGTTTGTTAGGTGCTGAAAATCCAGATAGTTTAAGAGGGATTTATCTTGATGGATGTTTTATGGATGAAGTTGCGGATATGCCTGAGAGCGTGTTCCCTGAGATTATCAGACCAGCTTTGTCAGATAGAAAAGGGTTTTGTTATTTTGTAGGAACTCCTAGAGGGCAGAATGCTTTTTATGAGATGTATGAGAATGGTGTTCATAGGGATGACTGGTACACGGCTATTCATAGGTCGAGTGAGACTGGTATTATTGATGAAGAAGAGTTAGATAGCGCTAAAGAGACAATGACGGCTGATCAGTTTGCTCAAGAGTATGAGTGTTCCTGGGTAGCTAATGTTCCTGGTAGTATTTATGGAAAAGAGATCCAGGCAGCGCTGGAAGATAGACGAATATGTAATGTGCCATATGACCCAACAACCAGGGTTGATACCTTTTGGGATTTAGGTATTGGTGATTCAACGGCGATTGTGTTTACCCAGAGCGTGGGTAGAGCTGTTCATGTCATAGATTGTTATGAAAACAGAAATGAAGGGCTACCTCATTACGTTGATGTATTGCAAAGAAAACAATATTTATACGGCAATCATTTTGCACCGCATGATATTGAAGTGAGAGAATTGAGTACTGGTAAATCCAGAAGAGAGATAGCTTATTCATTAGGAATTAATTTTAGGGTTGTTCCTAAATTGCCAGTTGAGGATGGTATCCACGCTGGGCAGTTATTGATACCTAGAACGTATTTTGATGCAGAAAAGACTAAAGGGTTATTGGATGCATTAAGGCAGTACCATAGAGCGTATAATGAAAGAACCAGGAGTTTTAGAAACTCTCCAGTTCATGACTGGTCATCACATTTTGCTGATGCCTGGAGATATACATCTATTGGTATAAAAGAAACTGTAGCTGATACAAGACCGCCACAATTGATGGCACAAAATGATTATAATCCCTTTGAAAAAATAGGAGCCGCATAATGGGTTTTTTAAAATCACCAAAAGCACCGCCACCACCACCGCCGCCACCTCCAGCGCCAGCAATAACGCCAGCTAAAACAAAAACAGCTGATAGAGCTGCTGATACACAAGCAAAGAAAAAAGGTCAGGCAGCAGCAAATGTGACTGGTGGTACTGGTTTATTGCAAGAAGCACCAACATCTAAGCCAAGTTTACTTGGTCAAAATAAGTTGAGTAACTAATAAATGGCTGAAATGTATAGCGGCGTCCAGACCGTTGGTAGTGATACTGACAAAAGGGGCGCTATATTAATGAAAAGGCTTAGCACCTTGCAAAAACATCGTGCTAACTGGGAATCTCATTGGCAAGAAATTGCGGATTATATTATTCCCAGAAAAGCTGATATCACTAAAAAGCGTACCTCTGGTGATAAAAGAACAGAATTAATATTTGATGGTACAGCTATTCATGCAGCAGAACTTATGTCAGCTAGTTTGCATGGTATGTTAACAAATGCGGCATCACCCTGGTTTGCTCTTAGATATACAGATAATAATTTTGAAGAAGATGATGACGCTAAAGAATGGCTTCATTCAGCTGAAGACGTAATGTACCGTGAAGTTGCCAGGTCAAATTTTCATGAAGCAATCCATGAGTTATATACAGATCTAGTTTGTTTTGGTACTGGCGTCATGTTTGTTGATACAGACGAAAATGGTATTTTACGTTTTAGTACCAGGCATATATCTGAATGTTACCTTGCAGAGGACGAGATGGGTCGTGTTGACACCGTCTACCGTGAATTTCGTATTTCAGCCAGGGCAGCGGTCAAACAATTTGGTGCAGAAAATGTTGGGAAAAGAATTGCTAAAGTTTACAAGGATGATCCTAACGAAGAAGTAAAGTTACTTCATATTGTTATGCCAAGAGAAGAAAGAGATCCAGTAAAGTTAGATAATAAGAATAAACCTTTTGCCTCTATATACATGGATCCAGAAGAAAAGATTATTTTATCTGAAAGTGGATATGATGAATTTCCATATTGTGTGCCACGATATTTAAAAAGTTCATTTGAAAACCAGGGCTATGGAAGATCTGTAGCCATGTCAGCATTAAGTGATGTTAAAATGGTTAATAAAATGTCTGAAGTTGTTATAAGAGCAGCACAATTACATATACATCCACCATTAATGGTTCCAGACGATGGCTTTCATATGCCAGTAAGAACTGTGCCTGGAGGATTAAATTTTTATAGATCAGGTTCTAGAGATAGAATTGAGCCATTAAATATTGGAGGTAATAATCCAATAGGGCAAGAACAGTTAGAACAAAGACGCCAGGCAATAAGAGCAGCGTTTTATGTTGATCAGTTAATAATGGGTAATAGCCCCAATATGACAGCGACTGAAGTTATACAAAGAACTGAAGAAAAAATGAGATTGTTGTCACCAGCATTGGGAAGAATGCAAGCTGAGTTACTTCATCCATTAATTAATAGAATATTTGCTTTATTAACAAAAAGAAAAGCTTTTGATAACGCTCCAGAGTTTATGCAGTCAGGTGAAATTGATATTGAATATGTATCACCAATGGCTAAAGCTCAAAGATCAAGTGATGTTCAATCTGCAATGCAGTTATTTGGCTTCTTACAGCCTCTTATGCAAATAGATCCATCTGTTATTGATTTCTTGGATGTTGATGGACTGGCTGAGCATATTATTAAGGTTACTAACGTACCAGCTACAGTTGTTAGAGGTAAAGCTGATGTTGATGAACTAAGACAACAAAGAGCAGCCCAGCAGCAGGAACAAGCTGAAATGCAACAAACAATGCAAACAGCAGAAGCCGCTGGTAATGCAGCACCAGCTCTAAGAGCCATTGAAGGATCTTCTCCAGAAACTCAAGAAGGTATTGGAGAAATTCTAAGTGGACTAGGAGCGGCTGAGCAATGACGCCAGAACAATTAAAGGTTTTGTATAAAGAAGTTTTTACATCAGATAGCGGTAAAAAGATTATGGAAGACTTAGGTAAAAGATTTTCTATGAATAATTCTACCTATGTGCCTAACAGCGATGAAACTGTCTACAAGGAAGGACAGCGTTCTGTTTTAGTTTTAATTAATAATATGATGAATAATAAACAACCAGAAAAGGAATAAAAAATGGATGACGCCCAGGTAGCGGATGCCCCAGAAACCCCAATAGTTGAGGAAGCTGGACAAGCAACGTCTGAAGATCAGGCATTTGATTTTAGACAGCATATTGATGAAGGTTACAGAAATGATCCTTCTTTATCGACATACAAAGATATTAATGGGATGGCTAAGTCACTCATTAACGCTCAAAAGATGGTTGGCGCTGACAAAGTGGCTATACCAGGTAGTTGGGCAACAGAAGAAGACTGGTCACAAGTTTACAGTAAATTAGGAAGACCAGAAACAGCAGATAAATATGATTTATCTTTTGACCAGGACACAGAAGAAAACGGTCAATGGTTTAAAGAAACAGCGCATAAAATAGGATTGTCTCAAAACCAGGCGTCACAGCTTTTAGCGGCGTATGGTGAAAGAGCTAATGTTGAAACTGGTGCTGGTGAAGTAGATTTAGAAAGCCACCGTGTCACCTTAGAGCAAGATCTAAGAAAAGACTGGGGCGATAAGTTTGACGCTAATATGGCACAAGCTAACAATGTATTGGCTGAGTTTGGTATGTCAGATTTAACTGAGATGCAAATGGCTGACGGTAAAATGCTGGGTGACAATCCAGAGGTTATAAAGTTATTTCATCAGATAGGTGGATTTATAGCTGAGCGATTAGGTGAAGATCAATTTAGCGGAAGAGATTCACAGCCTGGTTTAAGTGCAGCTGACATAGGAATGGAAGTTACCAGGTTAACAGCTCCTGGAACGCCTTATTGGGATAAGCACCACCCAGAACATGAGAAATATGTTAATGAGGCATTAAGACTTAGAGAGCTGTAATGGAAGATAATATAGTGAGACTTGAGTGCTTAAAGCTAGCAGTCAGTCATGGGTCACTTAATAACATTAGTGATCCAATAGAATTAGCAAATACCTACTTTACGTGGGTTAATCAATCTCAAGACAAGCCACAAGCCCTTGAGCGCAAACCTTTGAGTAAGGTCGTTAAGTAACGTAAATATTAGTTTGGTCTGTGTTTTTTCAGATAGCCAGATGCTTAATCTTAATCTTAAATCTATAAGGAGATGCTCAAATGAGTACTACTATAACTACGGCTTTTGTGCAGCAGTTTAGCTCAAACATAGCCATGCTATCACAACAGATGGGATCATTATTAAGATCATCTGTTGACGTAGAATCTGTTAATGCAGAAAAAGCGTTCTTTGATCAAGTAGGAGTTGCAGCAGCTGTTGCGAGAACTACTAGAAATAGTGACACGCCATTAATGGATACACCTCATACAAGACGTATGGTAACAATGACTGACTATGAATATGCAGATCTAATTGACTCCCAGGACAAAATTAGAATGTTAGCGGATCCAACATCAACTTATGCAAGAGCTGCGGCTGCTGCAATGGGTAGAGCAATGGATGACGTTATTATTGCTGCTATGCATGGAACAGCTAAAACTGGTGCATCAGGTGCAACAAGCGTGAGCTTTCCAGCATCACAGCAAATTGCTCATGGTTCAGCTGGTCTTACTATTGCTAAGCTTTTATCTGCTAAAGAGATATTAGACGCTAATAGTGTTGATCCTTCTATACCTCGTTATTTAGTTGCTTCACCAAAACAAATGTCAGATTTGTTAGGTACAACTCAGGTAACATCGAGTGATTTTAATACTGTGAAAAGCTTAGTTCAAGGACAAATAGATTCGTTCATGGGCTTTAAGTTCATCAGTTCAAACCGTTTACCGCATAATGGAACTTCAAGACAAGTTTTTGCTTATGCTTCTGATGGAATGAAAGTCGCTATTGGAAAAGAGCCAACAGCGAAAATTGATGAAAGAGCAGATAAATCATATTCAACTCAAATCTATTACTGTCAAACTCTTGGTGCGACAAGAATGGAAGAAGAGAAAATAGTGGAAATCGCTTGTAACGAATAATCTTAATTAGAAGGAGACTAAAATGGGTACAGTTTACTCAGATCAAAAAACTAAATGGGATCAGAACGATCCATCTAGTATGATCAAAACGATTGAGCAAGGCGGTAGAATCCGTATTGCTTATGGTTCTTATACAGCTTCTGCTGAGCAATCTGACATTCATATGTTTAACTTACCAAATGGGGCAAGAATCCTGGACGGTGAAGTTGTTCATGCGGCGTTAGGTTCATCAACTACTTTGTCAGTAGGACACGCGGCATATACAAATGCTGCTGGAACTGCTGTTGCATTAGACGTTGATGAGTACAAAGCAGCTGCGGCTTCAACATCTATTACAACTGTGGGTTGTTGCTTAACAGCAGCTCTTGGTAAAAATAGTGTTGTCGATGCTGACAAAGACGGCATTCCAATAACTGTAAGTTTAGCTGGTGCTAATGGTACTGGGTTGATCGAGCTTACAATGTATTATGTGCTTGATTAAATAAACTTAATTAGGGCAGCTTCCTCCAGCTGCCCTTTTTTATTTAAAAGGAATAGTTATGGCATCAGAAGTTGATATTTGTAATTCTGCTTTAAACATGATTGGCGCTAGTAATATTATCTCATTAAATGAAGATAGTAAGGCTGGGCGTATTTGTAATCAGCGTTATGCATTAGTCAGGGATTCAGTTTTTAGATCGCATCCCTGGAATTGCTTAATGACCAGGAAAACATTATCACCTGATAGCGTGGCTCCACCTTTTGATTATGCCAACCAATTTACCCTTCCTACAGATCCTTATTGTCTTAGAGTGTTAAGACTACAAGACCCAGATACTGTACATAAGATAGAAGGAAGAAAATTATTATGTGATGATGCAACTATACAGCTTGTATATATTGCAAGAATTACAGATCCTAATGAATATGACCAGCTGCTAATAGAAGCGTTGTCATCTAGAATGGCAATGGAAATATCTTATAGCCTGGTTAACAGCACCTCATTAACACAATTAATGGAAACACAATTTAATACTAAAATTCGTGAAGCCAGGTTTGTTGATGCAACAGAAGGAACTCCAGAAAATATTACTAACCAGGATCAGCGTACTTATGCTGAAGGTGATATATTTATAGCAAGTAGGTTTTAATTTATGGCGAAGGTTTCTGCGGCAAAACAAAACTTTACAGCTGGTGAGTTAACACAAAGGCTATTTGGACGTACAGATTTAGGACGTTATGATAATGGTGCTACGACTGTAGAAAACTTTTTAGTGCAGCCTCATGGCGGTTTATCAAGAAGACCAGGTACTAGATATATAGCAGAAGTAAAAACAAGCAGCGCTAAAACCAGGCTTATACGTTTTCAATTTAATGTTGAGCAAGTTTACGTTATTGAAATGGGCAATAACTATATGCGCTTTTATAAAGACGGCGGTCAAATCGTTGACGGCAGCTCTAATGCAATTGAATTAACAACAACATATACAACAGCTCAAGTGCCTGACGTTAAGTTTGCACAAACAGCAGATGTTATGTATTTGGTTCATCCAGCCCATCCTCCAAGAAAATTAACCAGGTCAAGTCATACCTCCTGGAGCATTACTGATGTTGATCTAAAGCGTGGTGCAATGTTAGATCCTAATATAACCACAACAACTTTATTAGCTAATGGAAGAACTGGTAATGTCAATATCACGGCATCAGCTAGTTTGTTTACATCAAATGATGTAGGGCGTTTAGTCCAGCTTCATAAAGGATTTGCTAAAATTACATCTATTACAAGTGCAACAGTAGCAGTTGCAGCTGTGCAAGAATTAGAAGATGGCAGAACTGAGTTAATGCCTACATATGCAACTAACACTATTAGTTTTCATGAAGGTGATCCAGACAGTACTGGTTTAGAGCATAATGACAGATTAGAAGATACAGCTGGTAACTTTATTGACCAGGGCTTTGAAGTTGGTATGAGAGTTACTTTAACTGGATCAACCAGTAATAACTTTTCAAATCTATTAGTTGTAGCTGTGACTGATACAACATTAGTCATTGCTCCTGGTAATGATCTAGCTTCAGAAGCTGCTGGAGATAATGTTACATTAGTTGGGTCATTAGTGGCTGATAAAAAATGGAGATTAGGTGCATTCTTTATAGGCTCATATCCATCAACAGTTGCATTTTATGAACAAAGATTAGTATTTGCTGGAACGTCAAACCAACCACAAACAATGTTTTTTAGCCAGTCTGGTGACTTTGAAAACTTTGAAATAGGTACAGATGCAGATGATGGACTGCAATACACAATAGGATCTAATGAAGTTAATGTTATTAGATATTTAGTAAGTAGCTCACAACTTGTTGTTGGAACCTCTGGTGGTGAGTTTGTGGTTAGGGCGTCAGGTTTTGATGAGCCGTTAACACCTACAAATACTCAGATTAAACAACAAACCACATTTGGTTCTGCGCCAATACAACCATTACTCATTGGTAACTCAACTTTATTTATTCAAAGAGCAAAAAGAAAACTAAGAGAATTAGCGTTTTCATCTGAATCAGATAGCTATGTAGCGCCAGACATGACGATTTTAGCTGAGCATATTACAGAAGGCGGCATAGAAGAAATGGCGTACCAGCAAGAGCCTGACAGCGTTGCCTGGCTTGTAAGAGCTGACGGTGTTTTAGCGTGTATGACATTTAGAAGAGAAGAACAAGTGGTTGCCTGGCATAGGCATATTATAGGTGGTTCTTTTGGATCTGGAAATGCTGTTGTAGAAAGTGTAGCAACAATACCTGGTGATATAGATGAAGACCAGGTCTGGGTTATAGTCAAACGTACTATAAATGGAGCCACAAAAAGATATGTAGAATATTTATCAGGATTTGATTTTGGTACAGATGTTGGTAATGCTTTTTTTGTAGATAGTGGATTAACTTATAGTGGATCTGCTGCAACAACTATATCTGGGTTAAACCACCTAGAAGGGCAGTCAGTTGCTATTTTAGCTGATGGCGCTGCTCATGCAAATAAAACAGTTAGTTCTGGGGCTATTACGTTAGACAGATCTGTTACGAAAGCTCAAATTGGATTACCATTCACAAGTAAATTAGAAACTTTAAGAATAGATGCTGGTTCTGCAATGGGATCTTCACAAGGTAAGAATAAAAGAATTGGTGAAGTTACTGTAAGATTATTTAGAACAGTTGGTCTAAAAATAGGCACTAGTTCAACAGAGCTAGATACAATACCATTTAGATCAAGTTCAGATAACATGGATACCGCATTAAGTTTATTTACTGGTGATAAAACAGCTGAGTTTAATGGCGGCTACGATGATGATGCAACAATAACAATTGTACAAGATCTACCATTACCAATGACAATCTTGGCAATATTTCCAACATTGTCAGTATTTGATAAATGAACATAATAAATTTTGAGACTACTCACGCTCACAAGATATTAGAGGGTGATCTCAATAGTGAAGATTTTAGACCTAGCATAGAAATAAGTCAGTTTGTTGAAGGGATGGTTGTTCCTGAGATGAGCTTTACTGGCGTCACAGAAAATTTGATGGTTGCAGCTGGTGGGATATACCCAATATGGGATGGAGTGGGAGAAGCCTGGTTTATTGGCTCACATAATCTTACTGAAAATCCATTAAGTGCAATGAGAATACTTAAAAGGCATCTGCATAAGATAATGATTGATCATAAGTTTCATCGTATCCAGGCAGCAACATTAGAAAGCTTTCCATCTTCCAGGAGATGGATGCAGTTTTTAGGAATGAAAGAGGAGGGAATTATGGAAAAGTTTTGTCCAGCTGGGCGTGATTATATTAGATGGGCTAGGGTGAATTAGATGAGTGCGATAATGATGGGGATAGGAGCTGGGTTATCTCTTTTAGGGGCTAATGCAGCAGCTGGCGGTGTTACTAAAGCTGGTAGATATAATAAACAAATAACAGACAGAAATGCAAAAGTAGCAGATCAAAAAGCTGAGCTGCGAGTGTTTAGGGCTGAGCAAGATATTGTTAAATTTAGAAGCCAGTATCAAACATTAGCTGGTCAACAAGAAGTTCAATATAACAAAGCCAACATCATGACTGGAACTGGTACAGCTTTAGAGGTGGCTATGAAATCAGCTGAAGAGATGGACGCTGATATAAATAACTTAGAATATAACGCTAAATCAGAAGCTGGTGATTTAAGAGATCAAGCTGCAAATATGAGGCTTCAAGGTCAATTAAAATTATTTGAAGCTAAATCCCAGGCAAAAGCAATGAGGCTCCAAGCTATGGGTAAATTTGCTGGTTCTATGGCAAGCATATAAGAGGATATTAAATGAAAGTTCCTACATATTCAGAAAGACTAGCCAGGACTAAAACTGCTGGTGGTGGTACTTTTTTAACAGCTCAAGCTAATCCTAACGCCTGGGGAGCTATGGGTAAAGCAATGAGCGATATTGGAGATACTGTTTTCAAAATTGGTGAAGAGAAATACAAGATACAAGCAGCGTCAGATGTAAATGAAACATTACCTCTTTTTACAGCTGAAATAGAATCTATCAAAGAAAAGCATAAAAATAATGGTAATCCTATACAAGCAGAAAAATTAGTTAAAAAAGAAATGATGGCTGCTTACAATAAGTATACTAATGGGAACATGATTAATCAGGGTACACAGTTACCATATTTAAGCAGTAGGTTAGCTAAATCTGCTTTTGGCACTAAAGCTTCACAATTAGTTTCTAGCGGTATACTCAATTGGAAGAAAGCTAATAACAGTTACATTATTGAGTTAAATAAAATTAATGAAAGTAAAATTGTATCAGATAATGACAATATAGCAGCTAACACCTCATTAGAGGTGGATGTCAGAATTAATGCATTAAATGGCAATCATTCTGTATCTAAATATGACAAAAGCAAACCACAAGACCTTTCTAATTTCAAAGGAATGCCTGGAGGCAAGTTTTCAGAATTTGCAGCTAAAGGCACATTTAATGCCAAAGAGCTAATAACAAGGCAGAAAAAGTCATTAGAAAATATTGTTACTGGTATAAGCCTAAATCTAATAAAATCTAAAACTCATTCATCAATGTCAATTACTGAAACTTTGAGAACTGGAACAGATGAACAACTAAAAACTGTAGATCCTATTTTAGCCAAAGTATTTGGAATGCTAGATCCTAAAGATAAATTAGATTTTATTGATAAGGTCAGAGAACTAGAAAACAAAATGAAGAAAGATAATGCTGACGCTAAAAAAGCAGCAGATGAAGAAAACAATAAATTAAATGATGAGATGTTTAATCAAATAGTAAATACTAATTTTGATAATCCTGATGAAAAATCTTCTGCTTTAGTTAAATTTGAAACATTAAAGAAAAACGGCTTTTTCAGTAAGCCAAGTGATGTTACAGCGGTAGAAAAACTATTTGAGGTAGATGAAGATAAAGAAACTGAACAAAAGACAGACTTTTCAGCCTGGGATACATTAGATAAATTAGATGAGAACGACCAATTAACTAGACCATTAATCTTGGCTCAAAAAGATAGTTTGTCTACATCAGATTTTAAATATTTTTTAAAGCAATTAAAAGTAGAAAGAAACGATGCTGATAAATTTGTAAAGGCAACTATTATTAATAAAGCTTTTTATATTGATAAATTAACGAATGATAATACGTCTTTATCAACCAGGTTTAATCAAATGAGAGTTTCAGCAGCTAAAGCTTTTGAAGAATACAGAAATTCACCAGCTGGTAAAAAAGCTACATATTCTGATATTGTTGCTAAAGGCAAAGATATAATGAGCAATTACCAGGAAGAAATAAACGTAATATTTAAGACATCTTTTGATCAGGAAGTTACAAAATTTAAAACTGTTTATGCCATACCATTTGCATCTTTCAGACCAGAAAATTCTGATGTCCAATGGGATGGTAAATATAATCATAAAAATATAATGATGTTTCTTGTTGAGAAAAGCACGCCAACAGATGCAGCCTATAAATCGTGGTTAAATAAATTTGAAAAGTATATTGGTGTTGTAGGAGCTGACACATGGAACAATTAGAAAACAAAAGCTACGACAATGGCAATATTATTAGTGAAGACGAAGCTAATGACATCTATTACCTTGGATCATTAAAAAGCCAATATGGCTCTATGTCCATGCCCCAGGTAGATAACTTTGATACTTCTGGCAATAAAGAACCAACTTTAGGTGAAAAAATCAAAGAAGGCGTTAGCGCTGTTGGAACGGCTATAAATGAACAGAGTGGAACATTAGATAAGATTGGTGAAGACACTTTTAAAGCTGGTGTAAAGGGCGGCGATAAAGGAATAACTCAAACTCTAAAAGGAGTTGCTAACCTGGCTGGGCAACCAGTTGATATGGTAAATGAATATGCAGTAAAACCAGCTCTTGAATATTTAGGTATACAAGGTAGTGATGATCCTTTCATGGGAACGAAGATGACTACTGGATTAATGGATTCATTTATAAGCATGACTAATAAGGTATTCCCAAAACTTATTTCAGATCCTATTAATGAAAGTTTAAATGAGCCATTTAATAATGAGACTTATGGCAATATTGTAGAAAGTATTTCTCAATTTGGGATTGTAGCTGTGCCAGCAGCCAAGTTAGTGTCAATGATGGGTTCAGCTAATCCATTTGTTAGAGGCATGGCATGGGGTGGCATTGCAGACTATATGGCGATCAATCCAGAAGATCCAACAGTTACTGAAGGGCTTTTGACCTGGTGGCAAGGTGCAGATCCTAAAGAAAGATCTGACTGGGCTAATAATGCAATTGCCGTTGTACAGAAAAATGATACTGACGGTGAGGCAACAAAACGTCTAAAGAATATGTTAGATGGCGCTTTGATTGGTGGTGGGGCAGAAGGTCTTATACAAGGTATTCTCCAGGCATCTACAAAAGTTCCCTGGAAACAATTGCTAAAAACTGTGACCCCAGCAGCAGCTGGTGGTGTTACATTCTCTGATGATGCTGAAGGATCTGTGTTATCTAGTTTTTTTAAAGCTCTTTCAACATCAGAAAATCAGGCAATCAAAAAAACTTTGTCAGGTATAAAAAATCCCAAAGTTTCATTTAATGAAGTGAAAAATGAGGCATTAAGAGTTAAGAACCAATACCGTCCAGATGAAGGATGGTTACCTATAGAGATTAATGCTGGTGGTACAGCTCCATCATTCAAACTTAATAAAAAAGGTAAGATAGAACTTAAATGGAATTTACCTATGTATGGGTTTCATATCCATCCTGGTAAGAAATTAAAAGGTGCAGAAGAAGCAGCTGCTAAT